ATACGTGCTGTATGTGCCGAACGACCAGTACGCCGAAATGCTGGCGATGTACACCGATGGTTCCGGTCAGACCGCCCTGCGGCGCTGTGTTGAAAACATTCCCGGCCTGAACGCCGTGAAGAACGCTGCGACTTTGACCAGCGGCACCCTGGTGCTGGTAAGCATGCAGCGCAACGTGGTTGACCTGGCCCTGGCCCAGGATGTTGTCCCGGTTCAGTGGGACGATCTGGGCGGCATGATGACCCGCTTCAAGGTCATGGCTGCGATGGCACCTCGCATCAAGTCTGATGCGGCTGGCCATTCCGGCATCGTGCACTACACCGGAGCCTAAGATGGCACGCGTCAAAGTCTTGACCGGCAAGCACCGCAGCGGGGACCGGGTTTACGTGCCCGGTGAGGTTTTCGAGGCGACCGATGCCGAACTGGCTGCGTTTGGTGACAAACTGCAGCTGGTACAGGAGGAGGAAGCCGAGGTCGAGATCTCCCCTACCGATGAAACCCCGGTTGAAGAGACCCCCAAGCCGGTTGTGAAGGGTAAGAAGGGCTGAGTCTATGGCTATTCTGGTTGCTGATGCTCGTGTAACAGCTGAACAGGTAATGGAAATTATCAGCACTAGCCTGACAGAAGACCAGGTGAATGCGTTTATCAATATGGCGCATGCGCTGGTGGATGAACGGCTGGTTGATCAAAACCTGGGCAGTACGCTGCTGGAGCAGATTGAGCTGCTGTTGAGCGCTCACTTTGTGTCGCTCCGTGATCCGCGGGCACAGCAAGAAAAGATAGACGAGTACTCGGTCACTTACCAGGGATCAACCAGTGAGGGCCTCAAAGCCACGATCTATGGGCAACAGGCCATTGCGCTGGATTCATCCGGGACACTGGCCAGTCTGGCCAAGCCGCGGGCAATGTTGAAGCTCAGCTAACAATCTACACCGCCCCTGGGAAACCGGGGGCGGTGGGAAAGGCATCATGTTCCGAGACCGACTCATCCATCAGGTGGTTTTTCAGCGGGCAACCGTGACCTATGGCCAGGCTAACGAAACAAAGCTGGTCTGGCAGAACCTGGCCGCTGTGCGCGGTCGGCTGATCACGAAGACCGAGAAGATCGCCTCTACGATGGGATTGGTGATGGCCACGACTTCTAAGCTGCTGGTTGAAGCTGATGTGGACGTTTCGGATGTAGACCGGGTTGGCACTGTGCTGCTTGAAGACGGCTCAACGGTCGGGCCGTTCCTGATTGCTGAGGTGCTGCCCAGACTGGGCGGTGACGGCGTCCATCACAAGGCGCTGGTGCTGAACAAGGTCAAGGTGGCGCCATGACCAGCGTGGTTGGTGTACACGAGTTGCAGCAGACCATTGCGGCCCAGATTTCACGCCTGAGTGGGTCTGATGCCCGCAAGGCGTTGATGCAGGGCGGTTTGCTGGTAGAACGGCGCGCCAAACAAAATGTTCGCAAACAGCACCTGATTGATACCGGAGATCTCCGGGATTCGATTGAGGCTGAGCCAGTGAGTGATCACCTGGTGCAAATTGGAACGGCGCAGATTTACGCGGCGATCCATGAGTTTGGCGGCGTGATCCGGCCAAAGAGCAGCAAATACCTGGCGATCCCGCTGACGAGTGCGGCCAAAGGTGTGCCAGGGCCACGGGATTACCCTGGGACGCTGCGGTTTGTGCCTGGTAACAATGGCGGCGTGCTGGTGGATGAGGCTGGTGATGCGCAGTATGCGCTGCGAACCAGCGTCACGATTCCGGCACGGCCATACCTGAGACCGGCGATTGACGAGAATCCGCAAGAGATTGAGGATGTCATCGGCAAGGCACTGTGGGATTTGCTGGAGGAAGGACTGGAATGAGCGAGCCCGATATCCTGGATGCACTGACGCAATACCTGGCGCTTGACGCCGGGGTGACGGCGCTGATTGGAGAGCGCATCTATCCAGATGTGCTGCCAACCAATGTACAGCTGCCCGCAGCGCGAATGATTGAAGTTGACCAGGATACGCCAGGACGGACGCTGGAAGGCCCCACCCTGCTGCGCCGGGCACGGATCCAGTTCGACATTTACGGGCCGGAACGGGATGCGCTGGTTGGCATCAGCAATGCGTTGATCAACGCCCTGGCAGGCAAGAGCTTTACGCTCAGCGGCTGCCGGGTACGCGGCGTGACCGTTGAGAATGTTTTCGGCGAGATGGACGCCAGCAACGAACTAAGGCGCCGGGTCGTGGACTTCGGTGTGCCGTATGCCGTGGAGGTTGTATGAAAAAGTCTGTAACCGTTGTACAAAAAGCGACTGGGAATCCAGTGATGGCCGTTGATTACACCACGGCAGATTGGAACGGGCATGTACTGTACCAGTGCAAGCACTGTCCGGTCGATATCCTGGATGACGAGAACGCGATAAAGTCGCATGTTCGCGGATCACATCCCCATTCTGTCGAAGGGCAGATTGAGGAAATCCCTGTTGTTCTCCCGGCCGAAGGGCCGGTAGAGAAAGAATCTGTTGAGGAGGAGGAACAATGCCTCGAACAACTTTAACCAAAACCACCGTGCCGGCATCGCCGTATACCGGCGCTGGAGCCGCCATTACCATGACGGCGGCGGATGTGGCAAACAAAAACCAGTTTGTGGCCAGCGGAAATGACCTGGTGATTGCGCACAATTCTGGCGCGTCACCAGCAACCATCACCATCACGAGCGCCGAGGATCCGTATGGCCGGACTGAAGATATCACAACCGAAGCCATCGCTGCGGGAGCAATCCGGGTGTTCAACCTGCGGGCGCTGCCGGGATGGCGGCAGTCGGATGGGTATATCTACCTGGAGGCCAGCGCTGCGGACGTGAAGTTTGGCGTGCTGGCGCTGCCATAGGAGGATGACATATGGCTACTGCTGCTGAATTTGCACATGGGACGCTGCTCAAGCTCGGTAATGGGGGCGCGCCTGAAACGTTTGCGACCATTGCCGAAGTGAGCGACCTCAAGCCGCCCCAAATCCATCAGGAAGCGCTGGAAGCGACCTCGCACGATTCGACCGACGGCTGGAAAGAGTTTGTCGGCGGTCTTCTGGATGCGGGTGAGGTGACACTGACGGTCAACTTCCTGCCGACCCACGCGACCCACAGCTACAGCGCGGGCTTGATCAAGGATGCTGTGAACCGTACCAAGCGGAATTTCCAGCTTGTGTTCCCGGATGCGGGGGGTACGACCTGGACGTTTGCGGCTTTGGTGACGGCGTTTGAGCCGAATGCGCCTGTGGATGGACTGTTGACGGCTGATGTCACATTGACTGTCAGCGGCAAGCCGACTCTGGCGTAACGATTGAACCCACTCCCTAACCCTCCCCCTTGAGGGGAGGGTGGGAACCAGTAGAAAGGTTGACGATGGCGATTTTGACACGGGCACAGATTTTAGAGGCCCAGGATATACCCACAGAGACCGTAGCAGTCCCGGAATGGGGCGGCGAGGTGCTTGTCCGCGGCTTGACCGGAACGGAACGGGATGCGCTGGAAGCATCCATGATTGACAAGAAGGGCAAGACCACGGAAGTGCGCTTGCAGAACTTACGAGCCAAACTGGTGAGCATGTCTGTTGTGGACGAACATGGGAACCGGGTTTTCAGCGCAGAAGACGTGGAAGCGCTGGGCAAGAAAGCTGCCGTTGCGCTGGAACGTGTTTTTGAAGTGGCTCGCCGGCTCAGTGGGCTGACCTCTGAGGACGTCGACGAGATCACAAAAAACTAACGCTCCGGCCTGAGCGCCGGTTTTACTTCCGCCTGGCCCTGGCACTGGGCATGACCGTTGGTGAACTGCTCAGCCGCATCAGCAGCCGGGAACTGGCCGAATGGGCCGTGTTTTACGGTCTGGAGCCGTGGGGCTGCGATGTTGATGATCAGCGGACCGGGATTGTGGCCAGCACGATTGCCAATGCGAACCGGGATGCCAAGAAGCGCCGAAAGGCCTATCAACCCAGTGAGTTTGTCCCGAAGCGAGAGATTCAAACCGAGAGCACTGCAACACCCCAAAAATCATGGCAAGAGATGCTACAGATGGTCGAGATGATGAATGCAGCATTCGGCGGCGAGGATAAACGGCAGCGCTGATAACCCAGATTATCGGAACTAAAAATGACCCCTGAACGCCCCTCTTCTGAGGCCAGGGAGAGGGGCGAAGGAGCAAAATGAGCGTACTCGGATCGATGGTCGTCAAGCTGGGACTGGATCCCAGTCAATACGTTGAAGGAATGGCTGATGCGGCCAAGACGGCTGAAGAGGCCTCTGGCGGCATTGTCAGCCAGCTAAGCTCTCTTGGCGGCACGATGGTGACGGGTGCGTTGGCAGTGGCCGCAGCAGGGATTACCGCTGTAACCGCTTATCTGTACGAGGGGATTTCGGCAGCCGGGGAAGCTGAACTGATCGCCGCACGGCTGAATCGAACGCTGCAGAATACAGGCGGCGTTTCTGGCGTGACTGCCGAGATGATTGACGAACTGGCTCAGCAATACCAGGGGCTAACCCGCTTTGAGGACGACACGATTGCCTCGGCCGCAGCTGTGATGGCGCGGTTTGATTCGATTTCGAAGGATACGTTCCCCAGGGCGATGGCGATTTCGATGGATCTGGCTGAGTCGCTGGGTATTGATTTGACCCAGGCGACCCTGATGACCTCAAAGGCACTGGCAGAACCAGGCGTGGGCCTGATGCGGCTGAAGCAGGCCGGGGCGACATTCTCTGACGAGATGGAGGACATGATCAATGCGATGTATGCGTCCGGGGATGTAGCCGGGGCACAGGCATTGATTCTCCAGACGCTGGAGGATTCGATCGGCGGCACAGCCACTGCGGCCGGAGAGACGTTTGTCGGGCAGTGGACCATTTTCAAAAATGTGCTCGGTAATATTGGCGAAGAGATGACCGCCGGGCTGCTGCCGGGGCTAAGCGCCGTATTCGGCTTGTTCACTGACCTGATGGGATCGCCAGCCGTGCAAGCCTGGCTAGAAAGTGCAGCCGGGTGGTTTACGGCGCTGGGTGATGAGATTGTGCACCTGGTTGACGTGATTTCAGCCAACGGGCTAGGCGGATTGTTTGTCAATTTTGAGGATGGATCCAATTACCTGGGCGGGCTATTTGAACTATTCGGGATGAGTGAAGATGCGGCCTACAGCCTGGGTGAGAAAATCAACAATGCCGTTTCATGGATCGTGGACACCTTCAATTGGCTTGTGACCACACTCAAAACCAACAAGGCCGCGGTTGTGGCCATTCTGGCGGCGCTGGCGGTGCCGATTATCGCGTTTGTTTACTCAACGGTAATCCCAGCAGCAGTGGCTGCTATATCCAGCATGCTGCCGATTATCGCCGTGATCGCGCTGGTAGCGGCGGCGGCATATGTTTTGTACTCGGCATGGGAAAGTGATTGGGGCGGCATCCGGACATTCATCACAGACACATGGAACACCTACCTGAAGCCCATCTTTGACCAGGTTGTGACCTGGTTGCAGACCAATATTCCGATTGCCATTCAGACCGTCAAGGACTGGTTTGTGAACGTATTTATCCCGGCGCTGCAAACTGCAGGAGCCTGGATCCAGGAGAATGTGATCCCGGTGCTGTCAGAGATAGTAACCTGGTTGGCCACAAATATTCCGATTGCAATCCAGGCGGTGAGCGACTGGTGGAATAACGTGCTCATTCCGGCATTGACAAACGTTTGGAGCTGGATCCAGACCAATCTGGTGCCGGTTTTCGTTGATATTTATACCTGGTTGGCTACAAACATTCCGATTGCGATCCAGGCGGTGAGCGATTTCTGGACAACCGTCTTGCTGCCGGCTATTACGGCAGTATGGGAGTTTTTGAATAACAGCGTGTTCCCACTATTTCAGGCGATTGGAGATTTCTTCGGCGCCGTCTTCGGGGTTGTGGTGACAGCCCTGGCGGGCGTCTGGCAGAACATTTTACTGCCGGCATTTACAGCGGTCTGGACGTTTTTGAATGACAATATTTTTCCACTTTTCCAGGCCATTGGCGAGTTCTTCAGCGCAGTCTTCAACGTAGTGATCACTGCAGCAGCTGGTCTCTGGCAAAATGTTTTGCAACCTGCCCTGGAAGCCGTGTGGGGTTTCCTGAGTGATAACGTGTTTCCGCTGTTTGAAGACCTGGCCGCGCTGCTATCCGACACGTTTGGGCCAGTAATTGAGGATGTTGGTGATTTTTTGCAAAACACGTTTGCCCCTGCCCTGGATGGCGTTGGCAATGCGATTGACGGCGTGATTGGTTGGATTCAGGATATGACTGAGGCGATCAAGGGGCTGGAGCTGCCGGATTGGTTGACACCGGGCAGCCCAACACCGTGGGAAATCGGATTGATTGGAATCAAAGATGCTATGCGGGATCTGTCTCGCACAGCTCTACCTGAACTGGAAGCCAGTATGGCACTGCCGGATGTGGCATATGGAGCCAACCCTGGCAGTAATACTGTAAACAATTCAACCACATGGAACGTGAATGTTTCCGATGAGGGCAGCAACGGCCAAATCTTGAGGGAACTCCACGCGTTTCAAGTTTTTTACCCGGCAGGATAAGCCGATAACGGCAATTATGAGGGCTAAATTATGACCAATGCGAGCCTGGAATTTTACATCGTGGAGCCGGAGGAAGCGGTCAACCTGATTGCCAATCCGAGCTTTGAGTTCGATGCGGCTATGACGGGTTTCAGCCAGGTGGGGACGGGGGCGACCTGGAGCCGGGTGAGTACGTATACCCGGCGAGGCGTGTATGCGAGTTCGTTCGTGTTTACGGCCGGGCCGGGAGCCGGGACACGGGGTATCCGCACGTCTGCGACCTTTTCGCTGAGCGCCAATCAACTGTACACCTGGTCGTGTGATTTGCTGCTAACCAGTAGTCGGACGGCGAAATTGCAGATTATCAACAACACGGGCGGGGCGGTGCTGGCAGAGTTGAGCGTGACCGGGCGGGGTATTGCGAGCAATAAATGGATGCGAAAGACACTGAGCTATACGCCGACCGGTGCTGTGACAGTGTATCTCCAGATTATTTTGACCTCCTACACGGCAGATTGGAGATTCTACACAGACGGATGGCTGTTCAAATCGGGATATGACAATACGTATTTTGACGGCGACAGCCAGGGCTGGTTGCGAGGGATGAAAGAATTCGGCTGGGCGGGGACGCCACACCAGTCGAGCAGTTTCCGGCGAGGGACATGCCGCCGAGGTGGGACGTTGCTGCGGGTGAAGGATTATGCAACGATTATTCGGGCTCCCGGGCTGGGGCTGGCAGAGTTTGACCTGGCCGGGGTTGACCTGGTACGCGGTGGTTCGGCCTACCAGGGTGCACGGGCACAGGAGCGATACTGGGGGATGGAACTCCTATTCACTGGGACAGATGAAATCGAGATGCTCAAAAAAATCCGGGCGCTGGAGGCGGCGGTCAACCCAAAGCGGATGATCTATGATGAACAGCCGATAACAATCATCGCTAAGTGGGTAGATGCAACCACAGGCGAGGACGCCAGCGATCCAGTTGAGTTGAACAGTGTGTACGTGACCGGGCTGCCTGGGCTGCTGGATAAATTTACGGGCAGCCGGATGATGGTGACGTTCAAGATGCCGGATCCGTTGATTTTGCGCCAGGCTGAGACGGCGGCCGTGTTGGGTAACAGCACGAGCTTTTCGGCGTATGCCCTGGCACGGAGAGACCGATACGGGATCTGGTCCAATTGGGGTGTGACGAGCATCACGGCGAGTGCGTATGTGCGCAGTGTCATTATTGGCCCCGATGGAGCGGTTTACATCGGTGGTTGGTGGGCACAAATCAACGGCAATACCAATATGGCCTGTGTGGCTAAGTGGACCGAGGCAGGAGGTTGGGCGGCTCTCGGGACTGGACTGGGGAATACTGTATACAAATTGCTGCTGGGTGTAGATGGCAAACTCTACGCGTTTGGTGCATTTTCAAATGCTGGTGGAGATCCACTGGCTGACTACTGCGCTGTATACAATCCAGCGACAAATACCTGGTCCGCAATCGGTGGCGTTGCTGGTGCTGATAATGCCATCCGAGATGCCTGCTGGGGAAGAGACGGGAAATTGTATGTGGTTGGGGCGTTTGCCAATATTGGCGGGGTGGCAGCCGCGAGAGTGGCTGCATATGACCCAGTAGCTGGCACATGGGCAGCGCTGGGTACTGGTCTCAATGGCACGGCGTATGCTGTTTGCCCAAATCTGGCCGGGACGGGGGTCTATATTGGTGGGGC